TGCCTGTGAATAAGTGCCAATAGTCGCTGCCCTTGCTATGTTTGACCACGAAGAGTGATTACTTCCCTGTTCTGCACGGACTTTATAATAACGTAAAACCCCGGCACTTAATCCTGTTTCTGAATATACAAGAGTCCCCGTTGCAGTTGTTGATAATAATGTAAATGTCACACCATCATTACTTCCATACCATGCCAATTTTGCTTTACCGGAAAAAACATCAGTGACGGATAAATTAATTTGTAATGTACTTGATGCAAGTGCTATTAATCCTGTCGGACTTAATGTCGTCCAGTAAGGGAGCCGGGAGAAAGCTTTACGTATATTGCGAAGATCAATATTTCCTATACCTATTTTCATACACCATATCCGATATAGATACCTGAAGCTGCTTCAGCTTCCGGAGATATATCAGGCAAATTAGTTACCCGAAATACTTTTCTGCAAAGTTCTGGGTCAATAAATCTGTAAGAAGTATCAAACCATTTAGTTATCGCCTCAGCATCTAAATTATTCAAGGGGCAATAAGTTATATATCCTTCCACTTCTGCCCGGATGAAAAAGCCTTCTTCGTCAATAAAGTTGCCCGAAGCATCAATATTGGTATCAGGGATATTTGAAGTATCATTAAAGTTAAGCGGTACTACCCTGAGAATGTTTCCTAATGAATGTGTCTGTGCCATATTTTTAATTTTAAATTATTACATTTTCAGTCGCCCATGATCGTAAATGGCCGGTAGTCATTACAAGTACCTCCGCAACCACAGGCTTTATCAGTCCATAGCGGGTAAAGAGTATAGTTCCTATTCAGATAAGTTATTATCTCGCATTTAATAGCATCAGCCATCAGCCGTGCCTCGGTCTCAAGTCGCTGAATCTGCTTATCATTAGCCGGTGTTGACAGATCACTGTCTTTCAAAACTATCCCGGCAGCAGTATAATTATACGGTGTCCGGTTCGTAAACCTTGCAAAAGCGTAGTAAACGATACAAGCCTTTAAACCTTGGAAAAGATAAGTTTTTAAACTATAAATATAAACCCCTCCGTCCATTAAGATTTGATTTGCTGCTGAATATGGAGGTGTGATAGTTTGATTTTCTAACTCAATAAGCAGTGCATCCGAAAGCCAGGATTTAATATCAAAAAGTTGTGCTTCAGAAACAAATTGCGGCCAGGTAGTTATGTTTTTTACACTATCAGCAACAAGTTTGTATTTGTCCAAATCCGATTTTGTAATTAAAGGTGTCATACTGTTACTATATATTCAAGTGGTTTAATAGTATAATCAGCAAATTTCACTGAATAGTTCTCAAGTAATTTCTGAAAAACTTCCGAAAGTATCCGGCGTTCACTGCCTGTGACTGAGTTCATAAATTGATAGGCATTTTGTATAAGTTCGCTTCCAAAACCGGTTCCGACATCTATTCCACGAAGTACAGGCGGGATAATAAACATACTCCCGATATTTTCTTTAACTGTCTTCTCAGTCAATTCGTATTGACGGTCATAATTTTTTGATGTAAACTCAATAAATTCCGGTTTCTCCTCATCAGCATCAATATCAACAACCCATATCTTTGAAGTCTTTTCATCACCCTGAGCATTTTTTATCCATTCAGCACTTGCTATCATCTCTTGATTATAAGGATCAGCCGGATCTATTGTCCCATTCGAAAGAGTTCTTGGTTTCTTTCCTTTGCGTACAAGTATCCCGGAAGGTAGAAAATTATATTTAGCGTTCCGATGTTTTACGGTTGAACAACTTTCCTCTGTGAGCATATCGGTAATTACCGGATCATAAGGACAAAGAGGATATTCAAAATCACCGTCAGCAGTAAAATAGAGGATCTGTCCTAAATAGTTTTCGGGACTACCTGCCTCAATCATCTCCGATTGAACTGTCAAAGGATTAAAACTATTTATAAATTTAACATCCGCCTGCCGGAAAAGTTTTCCTGTAAGGCCTGTCCAGTCTGAATAAACAGCTATCCTTCCGGTATATTCGCCTTTAGTATTGATCTCTATACGGCAATTCTCAAAAGGAACATTGAAAAATTCTGAAGGTTGAACCATCCCGTCATACTTAACAAGAGTGGCAAAACCATTAAAGTTTTTTAAGTCTTTAGCTGATTTATTAAGAAGCGAATTTGCCTTTTCATTTCGGGAGTTAAGAATTGTATTCGCTAAAATCTGATCAGTAAAGCCGTCACCCTGAACAAACTTGACATAAATATCCATACAGGTACGACCTGTCCCGGAACTATTTATTATCTCTAAGACTTTCTGCGGATAGTCATTGTTCTGACCATATCCCTTGATTTTCTTTGAAGTTATATATACGTTCCGCTCAACCCGTGGTGCTGTCTTTGTAGCGGAAACTCGCATTATTTCTTAGTATTAGGTTTTCTTCCACCTTTTTTCTTTTCCTCTTTAGGTTTTTCAGCAGATTTTACCTCTTTTTCAAGATTCAGAATTATGACATTTAGTTCATCACTCGTGATCAGTTCAATAGGACTTTCCGGGGCTGACTTGAATCCAAGTTCTAAAGCCTTATCTACCAATAGTTTCCTTTTTACAGGGTCTTCTTGTTTTGAAGGCGGATAAATGATTTTCTCCGGTTCAACAATCTGTCCTTCATGAAAATTCCTTTTCGATTGAGGAGTAGGAGGCAGAACAGGAACAGGAGGTATAGATGTCACAAATCCTGACGACATACGGGCAAAATAAACAGCTTTCTCAGGATGTTCTCTCAGATGCCATTCAGCAAGTTCATCAGTCAGTGTGTCGTTAGTACAGGTCTTTTCAGGATGACCGAAAGCCTCTAAAAGCACTCCACGTTTTAGTTCATAATTTGATGTTGCCATATTTATTTTTTTAAATGATTTAACAATTTCTAACAAAGCTTCTATGTAACAAGTTGCACACGATACTATAATATCCCGATTGAACAATTCCCGGTATGCCTGCCGTATTTTTCTTTTTCGTTGTGATGTTCTCTCTTCTTTCCGGTTTAAATATTCAACTGCAAATCCGTATATTTCGTCAATCAACGGCATTTAGATTATCGGATGCAAAGTACCGGCAGGGCAGCAAGGTGAAAGTAATGAATGAAGCGCAGCCCTTGTAGAAGTGAGTGTTGCCCCTGCGAAAAATGTAAGTGGCGGCATAGATTCTTTTAGTTTATCAGAACATCCGGCAGTCAGGAGCCATCCTCCGAGAAGTTCATCAGAGTTGGCATCACGTTCAGCAGCATTGATCTCTAACCCAAAGTCCCATCCAAGAATTTCAAATACAGTCCTCCCTGTCGGAAGTAATCCTGCCGGATCAACTTTGTTATAGTTGTTTTCGATAACAACCATAAAACGGCTGTCCTTTGCATTTTCAATCCACAACTTATCTTCAGGAGTATTATCAAAAATTCTGAATACAAATCCATGATCCCATACTTTCTGATAAGTCTTTTTCACCATTGAGGTCTTATGCTCATTTGAGAAATTGTATCCTTCAACACAATAAGCATAACAAGGTGGTGAAACGGTTTTCAGAACTAATTGAGTACAAAGAAGCGCATTGTTCGGATCAAACGTACTCAAGTCTTTATTAACACAATCATAGTTGATAAAGTATGCCATATCCTTAACTCCCGGCACGAGATTCGCACAATTTTTAAGGATACAGGCGACTATCTCATTACATCCTGTTGCCATATCGCCTCCTATCTTCCAACCATGAACAGCCGGTCATCAAGTATCTTTGCATCGAAAGCGTCAACAGCTTCAATACGGTTATAACGACTACGGGGATCATAGAAGGAATTTATGTTTTCAAACAATGAGGTACAAGCCATCCCTATATTCAGATTTGATACAGTCGTATAAACGGCACGATGAGGATCATTCCAGCGTACCCCGTTATTTTCATAAGTACGAATAAACTGATCCCAGAGTGGAATAGATACAATTCTTATCCCGTCCCAGGTAGCGAACTCAAGACCGTTAATCATTAGCTTATAATCCTGAAAAGCTGTTCCGAGTGCTTGAAGTTGCCTTCTTAACCGATCAAATATTGACCTCGTTACAAGAAGCACTCTATCGGGTTGTGCAACAAGTTCAGAAATAGCATTGTCAATAAGCGTGTTGATAGCATTGTAAGTCAAAAGCGGTGTGGCTACTGTCTGCTGGAGAGCATACGAAGCTTGGATATTACCAGGCATAGCATTTAACTGGAGTGGATTAGCTGCATAGATAGCGGCAAGTTGAACCCAGAACCCATCAAGAACATTGAAAAAAGCAGGATCAACACCAGGAGTCAGATTTCCGAGAGGGAATTGTGCTGCGTTTGTATTACCGAACCAGACATAACGAAAGATTTCTTTCGGAAGATCCTTTGCATAGATATTTGCTATGAAAGAAAATATCTCTGTTTTCGTTAAGTCGTAAGGATTCGCACAGTCAATATAGAGCCTCATCAAAGAGTTTTCTATTTCATCAATACACATATCATTGATGAACTCAAGATATTTTGGTTCCCATGTTTTTTCAACGGCTATATCCTCATGACACTGAGCCACGGGGTTACAAGCCTGTGCGGCTTTAAGTATCAAACCAAAAGTACCGGGTATGATACCTATTCTCTTGTCATTCTTGATCCCTGTTACAAGCGTATGAAAAGAACCGAGTTCAGGTGCTTCAAGAACAGCAGTGACGATAAGTTCATTCAGTGACCGGAGTTCATCCGGTGTGAAATGAAGGTTATCGAGGTTGATTTTGTGGCCGCATTGCGGCGAAGTGATCGGCATAATTATTCTCCTTTATTTTTTAAGTTATTCATGATTTCTTTTACTTTATTGAGATCTACATCCCCAACTTTATCAACAGAACTGAACTTGGTGCGGCCTTCCGGCCTCCATGAGTTTTTCAGATTTTTCAGTTCTGTAATGAGAGCAACGGCCTCAGTTTCCTTTGCTTTCAGCGAGGATTCAGCAGTAACGAGATCGGGTTTTGATTTGGCTTTCTCAGTGTCAAGTTCAGTCTGAAGTTGTGCAATCTTTTCGTTTGCCAGTTCAAGTTCCGTTTTAGCGGCGGCAGATTCTTTGATCTCTGTTATCGCACCATTAGCAATTACGATAGTCTTACCGTCAGCCATAACGAAAGTACCATCTGGGAAGGCCTTGTCACCGACTGCCGGTGCGCCCTCTTCCTTTTCAAGCTTAAATTTCTTCCCGTCCTTATCTTTCAAAGTCTGATCTTTAGCCGGGAGCCGGGAAAATGCAGAAATCTTTGCTATTATAGCATCGAGTTTCTCTCCAAAAGTTTTAACATCCTTTTCTTCCATTTTAAAATTATTTTTAAGTTTAATAAATGCAAATGCCTTTACAGGTTCAATTATCTTTGTAGCAAATCCAAGCGAAAGCATATCTTCTGCTGAGAGTTTAGTATCTTCTTTCATATATTCAGCAAGCTTTGCCTTATCAGCACCGGTTTTTTCTGCATAGAAATCCAATATCTTTTCTTCTTCCTGCTGAAGTCCTTCCGCAATTTTCAGAAGATCGCCGGATTCATACGAATCAGCCAGTGTATAAGGGGGTATATAAGGGTTATGAATTAGTCCATCGGCGTTTTTCATTATCTCTCGTTCTGATCCTGCAAGGAAAACTATTGTAGC